AAGAGAATATGGTGTATGTGTAGTTCAAAATACCGAAACAGGAAAAAAAGCTAGTTTTTCATTTGACGATAGAGGTATAACTGGATTTATACATGGTAGATGGTTTATTGATATGTTTGACTCAAGTTACAATTCTACCGATTGGGATAGTATTAGAAAAGCTGAAACTGCAATAATGATAAAAATTGGTAAAAAATATAAATGGTAAGTATGGCAAAAGAGATAACATTGGAAAGATTAGCTCAAGCAATCATCCAAACCAAAAAAGAAGTAATGTATCTTAAAACTGAATTAGAGAAAGTTCAGTCGTATTTAAGAGAACAACATAAATTAAAAAATCAATTAAACAAAAAATAAATTATGAATGATTTAATATTCGTTGAAATAGTAATGAAAAATAAAATCTTACTTAAAGATAAAGATGTAATAAAACATTTACAAGATATAAAACATAATAGTAAATCAGATATTGCGATTTCTATTGCAGAAATATTATTAAACTCTAAAACAAAAAGTTATGAACAAAGACGAACAACAACAATTTGATGCACTACAATTAAGATGTAGTAAAACAAAATACCGAATAGATTTTATCCCATCAAATAATGATGGTGATAGGTATTGGGAATTTTATTCCGTAGATGAAAAAGGTTATGAGTATGGTAGAGAAAATTTCTTTTCTATTAGACAATTGACTGAAACAGTAAATGATTATTTAGATATAAAATAGTTTTGTTTCCATAACGAGTTAGGGTTACTGTCATTTCCCTAACTAACCGGCATCGTAAATGGTGCCGGATTTTTTATGCTCAAAAATAAAGTTATTAACATTTGGTGTTTTGGAAAATGTTTCTTATATTTAATATTGTCCGAAAGGATGGGGGCTCTGTTAAGGTAGGCGATACTCAAATCATATTAGGTATTCTCTTTTAATTATTCTCTCTCTTATCTCTTCATTTTCTATGAGGGGGGTAAGGGGGGTGTAAGATAGACAATATCTAAATCATAAACGAAAACAGTAACACAGTAACAGTAAAGCACTTGAATAAAAATACTTTAAGAATAATTTGGAAATATCAAAAAAAAGTTGTAACTTCTAAAAAGTAAAGCACTAAGCAACTAAACATTAAAAAATAAAATCTAAAATTTAAATACAAAATTAAAAAAGAATGTTATAATACTGTATTACTTAATCAATACTCTATCAGCATTTTGCAAAATTTATATAGAGTGTGATACAATCTAAATATACTGGGGTTAGCGGTTCTTATTTTTTGATTGCCATCTTAAATTTATTATTCTCCCGCTAACCCCTTTTTTATGCGTTTCACTTTTGAATTTAATATTTATACCAAAGGATTTGGCAATATCAGGAATTATTCGTATATTAGAAGTATTATTAACAAAAACAATATATAAGATGGCACAAAGTCAAAAAGAACAATGGGTAATTCCAACCTATAATGGAATACAATACACAAAGTATTTAATATCTACATCAGGTAGATTAGTATCTAAAACAAATACAGGCCCAAATAGAAAAAATAGAACTGCTGTATTTGATAACTACAAAGAAATCAATCCTCTTAAATGTAAAATAGGATACACTACATTCAACATCTATGATGACAATAGTGAAAGAAACATTATGTATGGTCACAGATTAATGTGGGAAAGTTTTATATGTCCTATCACACCAGGTATGGTAATTGACCATATCAATGCAGATAAGAAAGATAATAGATTATCTAACTTGCAAATGATGACATATTCAGAAAATTTATTAAAGTATCATAACGAAGATAAAAAGAAAAAATAGTATGTGTATTTGGAGATTTGGAACTTGGTTAGAAGGTTTAATTTCAGTATTAACCGCAGGACATGGAAAACAATTTGCTGCATGGATAACTTGGACATTCTTTAGAAATCCAGATTGTGGATGTAAACGAAGACAAGAGTATTTAGATAACTTATTTGGATGTAATAATAATATAAAACTATGATAGAAATAATACAAGAAGTAGAAACGGATTGGTTTCTTATTCACTTAACAGACACAAGACATTATCAAATTTGGAATAAATGGGATTTGTATTCAACACTATTGAACGCAACAACAATAGATTTAACAAATCCAAAACCATATAAAAGTTTATATGATGAAGATTTTCCTATGACACAAAACGATTTGACTAATATGGTAGGTGAATTGAAAAGAGTGAAAGAAGATAATAACAAAAAATATAATAATTAAAAGATGAAACAAGAAAACAGATTTGGATACACATTAGAAAAAGGAACATTGGAATTGGGTGGTAAACCTATTAGTAAAGACAAACTATATCTAATTGATTTTAGTAAACTAAACTCCGTTAACGATTTAGTACTAATCTTATCAGCAATGTCAATTGCATTCCCCGGTGACCATCCACACATTGAGGTATTGAAACCATTCTTAAATACAGATAACCCAATGGATATGCCGGCAAGACCACAACAACCTAAACAAGAAGAATTTAAATTGCCTAAACTTAAAACTATTAAGTAATGAACTACGAACCAATAGGAGAAGAAAACTTTAATAAATTAGTAGGTATCTTAGATAAAATTACATCACACCTACCAGAACACGACGCACCTTTCATTTGGAATATGTATAATGATACAAGAGGCGTAGCAGAAAAACAACCGTGCACATGTGGAAGTGCAGGAAGATATTGGGGAGAAGCTACACAACATTTAAAGAGTTGGGTAAACGAAAGAAAGAATGCATAATGAAGTAACTAGTAGTATACAAATAGAATGTGAAAGAAGATTAACAAATCTCTATGAACAATCGTATACACTATTAGTTAAGATAGCATTTAAGATTACCAAACAAAAAGAAACTGCAGAGGATGTTGTCATGGAACTTTTTGAATATTTGCATAAGAAGCAAAATATAAAATTGTTTTGGGGGCCGGATAGTTACAACATAAAGTATTGCTGCAAGTTTATCAAACATAGGTTTCTAAATAAGACAAAGAAATTAAATAGGATAACCTTAATGGAAGACTTACCAGATAATGAAATTGACATACCATACGACTATGATAATGATATCGGTATTCAAATAGCACATGAAGAAGTCATAAGAGAGTTAAAGAATTTAGAAGCAACTAAACTTTGGGCAAGCAGTCGTATCTTTGAATTGTATTGGATGACGCCGGACACACTAGATGAAGTAAGTGATAAGATAGGTATCAGTAAGTCTACTACATTCCTAGCAGTTAAGAAAATAAGAAAGTATTTAAAAGAGATAATAGATAATCCATTTACAGATAAAGATGTTTAAGAAACCATTCAATAAGAAAGTAGGAGAGGTAAGAATATGTAGACAATGTAAAGTAGAGTTTCATGCACATAAACCAATATGGAGTTGTATGGCATGTCTATGTAAACAACAAAAGTTATATGCACCTCGTATCACAAAGAAAGATAAGTATCCATTTAGTGGCAACGAAAGAGATTTAAGATTTAGTAGAATACATGGTGAATTAAGTAGAGCATGGAAACAAAGTAGAGAAGCACTGACTGCACACTATGATAAACAATTAAAAGAGATAGAACAAAACGGAGTATTAGATTGGATTAATGATAGAAGAAGTTGGGAAGCAAAAAAAGAAAATCAAGTAAAAAGTAGAAACACAACACGCAAAGATTTCCCTGACACAAGAGGACACTATGAATACTAAACATCACAATATAGATTATGAATATGTTTACTTTCGTTTTGATTGGAATTGGATTAAAGATAAACAAATTATATTAAGAGGTAATGGTCAATTGATTATATTGGATGATAGAGGTAACACAGTTGGATGGTATGGATACGAATTAATAACTAAAGAAAACTAAAGAGATGAACAAAGAACAAAATGGAATAGCAGACTTATTAAAGAGTATGTTTACCGAAGAAGAACTTAAAGAGATGGAAAGAAAGTTTGAAGAACTAAAACAGAACGCATTAAGTGGGTCAACTACAAAAGTTAACAATGAGTGTTAAACATATAGAGGAGTCCGAATAATAAACGGGCAAAAACGAATTATGGGAAAGTTTGAAGTAGGAAATAAGATGGGTGGTAGAAAGCCAGGTTCTCTTAATAGGAGTACCGAACAGGCGAAGCTGACTATTGCTAGACTTGCTAATAGAGGATTGGATAATATAATGGAAGACTTTGACAAGATAAGAAAAGATAGTCCTGTTGAAGCAGCTAAGTTATATCTTAAACTATTAGAATATATTGTACCTAAGAAATCTTCTATTGATATATCAGGCGAAGTAAATCATAAGGTGCAACAGATTAGTATTAATATAAACAGAAAGGAAATTGGAACTAACGATTGATACAACGATAACCTTCGATAATATTTTAAGCAGCAAATATAAAGTTGTTCATAATGTTGGGGGCACAAGGTCATCCAAGAGCTACTCTGCTTTACAATACTGCATAGTAAAATCGATAGAAAAACCTACAATCGTAACAATAGTAAGAAAGTCTATACCGTCCCTTAAAAGGACTATAATAAAGGATTTTAAGGATATATTAGAACACTTAAACATATGGCATGAAGAAGATTTTAATGTTACTGATAGGGTATGGAGTTATGAGAAAAGTATTATTCAATTCATATCGACAGATGATGCAGAAAAACTTAGAGGAATTAAGTCAGACATTCTTTTTATAGATGAAGCAAATGAGATAGATGAAGAAAGTTATTTTCAGTTAAGCATTAGAACAAAAGACAAAATAATATTATGTTACAACCCAACAATATCCCCATACCATTGGCTTAGACAGATGCAAGATTGCGATAGATATGTTACAACTTATTTAGACAATCCTTATTTAGATAAAGAAATAATAAAGGGTATTGAAGAACTAAAAAATAAAAATGAAAAGTATTGGAAAATCTACGGACTTGGTGAATATACCGCAAATGATAAAGCTATATTTGAATTTAACATTGTGGATGATTTTGATGCTGATTTCGTTTCCTTTGGTATTGACTTTGGCTTTAGTAGTGACCCCAGTGCTATGGTTGCAGTATATAAGAAAGGTGATGAACTCTTTATGGAAGAAGTATTTTATGAGAAAGGCCTTGTCACTAACGAAATCATTGACAAACTCAAAAAAGGAAACATTGATAAGTCCTATGAAATCTTCGGCGATAGTTCAGAACCTAGACTCATCGAAGAAATCTTTAGAAGTGGATTCAACATTAAGCCGGTTACAAAAGGACCTGACTCAATTAAATTCGGAATAGCAGTGATGAACAACTATAAGATAAACATATTAAAGTCTAGCCAAAATCTAATCAACGAGATGTATGGTTATGAATACATTACAGATAAGAATGGTAATGTGACAGACAAACCACAAGACTATATGAACCACGCAATAGATGCAGCACGATATGCATGTATGATGAAGTTATCACAGAAACAACAAAGCAAAGGAAGATATGCACTTACAATCGGACAACACAAATACTAATAGTGATAGACTATGGGATAGAGATGAGATAGCACAACTAATTAATTATGCTAAACATCTACAACAAGAGAATGAGGACTTACAGGCAAAGATGATTATGATGAATGCTAAATTAGGTAATGAGGAAGCAAAAGTAAAAAGATTGACAATAACATTAAACGGATTATTATATGGTGAAAGAAATTAACTTAAGTGTTCCAACAGATTGGAATGACATAACTCTAAGAAGGTATTTAAGATTACAAAAAGAATTAGCTTCCTATGGTGATGATGAAGAAGCAACAGTTGCGGTGATGATGTCTAACCTATGTGGACTACCTGCAGAATATTTACATAGTATAGGTGTTGACGATTATAATCTAATAAGAGAAACCTTAACTAAATTTATTTCTAATACTGAGCATGACTTAGTAAAGTTTATTACAATAGACGGAGTAGAGTATGGATTCGAACCTAACATATCTAAGATGCCATATGGTGCATACATAGACATCAGCAAATATCAAACTATGACTATTGATGACAACTGGGCAAGTATCATGTCAATCCTTTATAGGCCTGTATTAGATAAGAAGGGAGATATGTATCACATAGCACCTTACACAGGAGAGATAGATAAAAAGAAATTCTTAGATGTAGGTATGCATGTTCACTTTGGTGCATTGTTTTTTTTTGTAAATTTGTCAATGGACTTAATGAACGCTATCCTGAAATCTTTGAAGGTGGAGGAACTTCCACCCAACATCAAGTTAATTTTGGAAAGAAGTGGGGAAGTTATGCAACGATTGTTGAAATTGCAAACAACGACATCCTTAAATTTGAAGCAATAACTGATTTACCATTAGAGAAGTGTTTATTATATCTTGCATACAAATCAGATAAGGTTGAATTAGAAAACCTTTTACATAGAGAAGCATTGAAAAGACAGCAGCAGTCCTAACGATATTTTCGTTTTAGATTGTTATATCATAAAGATACTATGGCTAAATGGTCTAACTCACGCAATGGAAACCTTCGCTACTCTGTTAATAGAGAGAATGCGAGTGGTATATTCCTTGGCCCTACTCAGGGTTTATCATCACCTAAGAATAGCAGGAGAGCATGTTTATGTTTGAACTCTAATACTTACGATGTTAAATGTTGCAATGGTGCTTTGTTAGAACAAGGCATTGGTGTAATACAGGGAACAAGAATACATACAGGTGGTGGATTTAGCGATGGATACTCAAACGGATTTGACAATTAAGTAAAACAAATTATAATATGGCTCAGTTAAGTAAACAGGCTTTAATAGTAGGAAACAATACAAGTTTTCCAAATAATACAACCAATTACATTACACCTGCAATCTTACGCAGTTTCAATGTGGATATGATTGACTCATTCGTAGATGAAATACCATATGGAGCATATACTCAATCGGTAAATTCTTCTTTGAACTCATTAAACCAATTCACTGCATCAGCAGCTGGATTATCAACAGGTAGTTTATTAGTAACTGCTTCTGCAAATATAAATGTAATCACTTTCACTAAAGGTGATGGTACTACATTTAATGTGACAGTCGCTGATACAACAAACTTAACTCCATTAAACCAATTTACTGCATCTCAAGCAACTATAAACACTGCGATAGGTGCAAGTACTTCTTCATTGAATAGTGCAACTGCAAGTTTATTTACTTCTGCAAGTTTAAGTTTAACAACTGCTTCGGTAAATCTTAACACAATTACATTTACTAAGGGTGACAAATCAACATTCGCTATAACAGTCAATACTGGTAGTAGCACTGCATCAATACCAACAGGAACAATATCAGGCTCTCAACAAATAACTGCATTAGGTTTTGTTAGTTCATCTGTAACTGCATCTTCATTAGTGACTGCAAGTGTGAATGTAAACATATTAACATTTACTAAGGGTGATGGTTCTCAATTTAATTTAACAGTAGCGGCAAGTGGTAGTGTAACACCGGGTACTGTATCAGGTAGTGCGCAGATAGTAGGATTAGGATTTTTACAAACTTCTTCATTCCAAACTTATACATCTTCAATTGATAATAAATTTATTTCAGTTGGAGCTAGTACTGCTTCATTAAACACATATACTCAATCTAACGATACAAAGTGGACAACATTGGGTGGACAAACTGGAAGTTATATAACTAGTGCACAGACTAGTTCAATGTCTGTTGCAACAGCATCAATAGCATTAGCAGTATCTACTTCTATATCATCACAAAACTTACAACACTTTGTGACATTTGTAGATAATTCAACAGGCACTCAAGCAATATATGTTGATGGTGGAATAAAATACAATCCAAATCAAGACTTATTATTAGTAAACAATATAACTTCATCTGGATATATTTCAGCAAGTAGTTTAAATTTAAGCGGAACACTAACTGCATCTTTACAAACAGGATATGTGTGGGTAGGCAATAGTGGTAATGTTTCTACAATAGTTGCTACATCTTCATTTGCAGCAGTTCCTTTGACATCATTGAATGCATACACTGCAAGTAATGATACTAAATGGAATACACTACAAACTACAACTGCATCATTCAGTGCTTCAGTTGCAAGTATAAGTGCATTAACTGGAAGTTATGCAACAACAGGAAGTAACTCATTTATTGGAACTGAAATTATAACAGGTAGTTTAATTTTGAGTGGTTCTACAACTCCTTTAATTGTTAGTGGAAACATTACTCAACAAGGAGCATTTAGTTTTATATTAAGTGGGTCAACTTCAAAAGTAACAATAAATCAAAATGCTGTAACAATAGCTAGTGGTTCGGTTTCAGGAGCACAAACACAGGCAATATTAGGTAGAACAATAGGTATAACACATATATCTGCAAGTAATCAAATTGGTATAATTTCTAATGCAAATAGTTTAGGTTCTTATGGCCCGTATCCTGTAATATTTGTAACATCCGGTAGTAAAATTGCAACTTATAATCCAATACAATTTCAAGGAGCAAATCAATATACTGATGGTAGAACAACATTTACGACACCAATACAAGCATTAGCAGGCGAAGAAGTAACAGGAAGTTTATCAGTAAGTGGTTCTAAAACAATCATAGGAACGAATACAGTAACTGGCTCAATGATTACAACAGGTAGTTTTATTTTAACTGGAAGTGCACAAGGTAATGTAGTATCAATGTCTATTTCATCTAACACTGCTTCTATGGATTTGACTAAAGGAAACTATTTTGAATTAACATCATCTGCAGTAGTTCCATTAAGAATTGAATTAACTAATATTAAAGCAGGCTTGACATCAACACTTATTATATCTGCATCAGTTTCTACATCAATTGTATTTAGTCCAAATGTAGGTCAACCTTCACCTGGAGCATATTCAGGAAGTGCTGCAGCAAGTACAGATATATTATCTTTTGTTGCATTCAATACATCTAAAGCAAACTTAGTAGCAACTAAAAATATAATTTAATGATATTTCAAAACTTTGGATTTAATCAATTAAGTATACCTGCAACAGGCGGCGGAGGTGGTGGTGTTGTGACTAATGGATTAATTGCATATTATGATATCGGTAATGCCGGCGGATATAGTGGTACAACACTTAATGATTTAAGTGGTAATAGCAATAATGCTTTATTAATGAATGGTGCAGCATATTCAGGAAGTAATGGTGGTGTAATTCAATTAAATCAATCTTCAGTATCAGCAACAAGATTATATATTGCAATTCCTGATGGGGTTATTGATACAATAAATGCGAATGGTACAAATGAAGCATCAATTCAATTATGGATTAAATTAGAAAATGCCGTACCAAATAATGACCCACAATCTGGTTTCATGCAATTCACTGCACAAACAAATGGTATTGGTGTTCACTATCCTTATCCTGATAATAATTTTTATATCAATACTCTAAAAGATTATAGACCTAGTCAAGGTACTCCAATAACTAATTTAGCAGTATGGCATTATACAACAATAAGAACTGCACCTGGAACTAATGGTTGGGACTTTTATATCAATACAGGACAACAAGCGATTGATGAGGGTTTAAATACATTAACACTCATTAAACCATTTAAAATAGGCCAATGCGGTGGAGGTGATGATATTATGTTACAAGGTGCAATAGGGCCGATATTAGTTTACAATAGAAAGATATCAAATGCAGATAGAAACCAGAATGCGGCTTACTTTGCAAGTAGATTCTAAAATAAAATAAAATAACGATTTTTTCACAAAGGTATGTTATACCTGTATAAACAATAAAACAATATGAACTCAAAAAG